AAGGTTGTTCCATTTATCCAGGCTGTAATTGCATCCTCCATGTAATTTGAAAAAGCTGCCATGATTTATAGTTTTAACGTTAAAAATTTATTTCTTGCCAATTTAAAATATCTTCATTCCATGCGTACATTTTGCCATCATTAGGATAAGGTACTGGGCTTTGCCATAAGCATGATTCCTCGTTCAATGTCCATGAAGGAAAAGGCTTAGGGGGAATGAATGCGTTTCTTATGCTATCGTAATAATAGCCAATGCCAGCGTAATTTTTTCTAAATGCTTTGCTTTGGTCTTGGCTTGGTGTATTGTTATCTGATTGATAATGCACACCGCCACGCGTGTTGTAGGAAGTGCGCTTACATATTTTATTTTTAAAATTACCATACCAAATTTCCCAATTTTCAGATGAGCCGCCAACTATTACACCATTATCATTTTGGTATATATTTTCATCAACACCTGATATCACAGATGTTACAAAATTATTTTCATTAATAAATGCGTAATATGCCATATTATTTTAGCTAAATGATATATTTCCTGTTCCATTAGTTATTACCTTATAACTATAAATTCCATCAGTTCCAGTTGCATCAGCAGTTAATCCTGCACCTACTGTAATTGTTCCACTTGAAGTTAACCACCTTAATATAACTACGCCTTTACCTCCTGAACCTCCTCCATAAGGGGATAATCTACCACCGCCACCGCCACCGCCACCTGTATAAATAGTGCCATTTGACCCATTACTTTGAGTAGCTCCTGCACCTGCACCACCGCCATGAGACGCACTACCTCCTGCGCCTGAAGCATTGTCAGTACCACCACCTCCGCCACCAGCTCTATCAACAGGTGTGCCATTTATTGATGAACTTAAACCAGTGCCTCCTGTGCCGCCATTAGCATTATTTGCAGTTGCGCCGCTACTATTAGCACCACCTCCGCCACCTCCAGAAGAATTAGCAGTACTTCCATTTCCTCCTAAATTACCTTGCGGAGATGTTCCCGCGCTTCCTGCTGTAAAACCACTCGTTCTGCATCCTCCACCTCCAGAACCACCAATTGATGATGTAAAAGAACTAACGCCAGCGTTTGCACCCCGACCGCCACCTTTTGCAGTATTAGAATTAAAAACACTATCGCTTCCTATAGTTGCAGCCGTTCCTGGATTGTAAGCACCTCCATTTCCGCCTCCACCAACAGTGACTAATAAACTATTTCCTTTATTAACTTCTATAATTGACGTTAAATAACCGCCTGCTCCACCACCTCCGCCGCCAGATGCTCCACCACCTCCACCACCAGCAACTACAAGGTATTCAACTGATACGGTAGGTGCAGCCACATCCAACGTCGCACTTGTCACCGTTGCCGCTCCTGTTACACTTGCCGCTAAAGTTGCCGTTCTTGCTATGGTTGCATTCGTAATATTTGCAGTGCCATTAACACTTGCTACAAACGTAACACCAAATGAAGCCTCGGCAGAACTTTCAGCCGTAGCCGTAGCCGACGCGCTTATTATTCTTACAATCTGTGCCTCCGCACTTGTTTCAGCGGTTGCCGTTGCGCTTGCATTAACCGTGTATGTTAATTGGGCATTAGCAGAGGTTTCAGCCGTAGCCGTTGCCGAAGCATTCACGGGAATAGTAAGCTGTGCGCTTGCATCGGTTTCAGCCGTTGCCGTTGCCGTTGCCTCAAGTACTTTGGTTAGGGTTGCGGTTGCAGAAGTATCAGCGGCCGTAGTTGGGCTACTTGTTAATGTAGCTATTCTAAGTAGATTAGCCGTTATTTCACCCGTAGCCGTTACAGAGGCATCTAAGGATACAATTCCCTGTGTTACTACATCTAATGTACTTGTTGCCGTTGCCGTTGCGTTAACGCTTGATGCTAAAGTTTTAGTTAACTTTAAATCAGCCGAAACATTAGCATCTGCATTTACGCTCGCTTCAATATTTTGAACAATACTTGCATTAGCATCTACAAAAGCACTTCCAGCTAAATCACCGCTAATAGAAATAACCTTTGTAAGATTTGCCGAAGTATTGCCTAAAGCATTAACCGAAGCAGCGACTTCAACAACACCTTGCTGAAATACTGTAAGTTCTCCAAATGTAGATGCTATGGCATTCGCCTGTCCAATAACAGACATTATTAGTTTAAGGTTAGCCGAAGTTGTGGCAATGCCATTAACCGAAGCTGCAACGTTTACGCCTGTAAGAACGTAAGAATCATAGAATACGCCTTGAAATGAAATAAACCTTCTATCGTGGCTAACTTTTAAATTCTTAACTTGATATAACTTATTTCCCCAAACTACGCGAGATTCCTCGCTAATAGATTGATTATAACGTATGGTAAAATCACAAATATTCTTTGCAGTATTTTTACCTTCTATAATTGTCTCGTTAGATCCTGGCAACTTGCTTTCTGCAAATGCCCAAATAGTAGCAACATCCGCCCAACTCTCGGAAGCAAAACCTGTTAAACTCCGTGACCGGTTAACATTTTGAAGGATAATTCTATCCCTCATTTTTCCAGTAACTTCGTTTTTGTTGTACTTCATTAGAATAATTGTACTCGATATTGGTCTAATAAATATTCAGATGCCGTAGGTAATTTCTTGACATAATCTTGCCTATTATCATACGCATCTGTAATCATTAATAAAATAGCTTGCTTTATTTGCCCTGGCACCGATGAAGCATCAGAACCATATCCAGCCGTATAGGTAATAGTAACATCATTAATATTACCGTACAATGTGGGCCACGTTTTACCGTAGGCTAATGATAGCCTTGCAGGTTTATCAAATGTATCTACAATATAATTGGAACTATTAAATGTTTGTGTTGTATTTTGGCTATCTGCGTATTGAAAAGAAGTAACAGATATTACCGGAGATACAGATAAGTAAATAGTACTTAATTGAAGCCTATCTAATTTCTCCGTTATTGTTTGAGTTATTAATGCCTGATTCAAATAACGCTCCGCTGCCTGTCTAGCACTTTGCAATAAAGTAGTGATAAGGGTATCTTCAGTTGTATCGTCAACTTTTAGATAATCCTTTACTTCTTGTAGTGTAAAGATTTCAGATGCTGGTTGCGTAGTTATTTTCCAAGCCATGTTCAAATTTTTAAATAGGAGTGAGTATTGCTACCCACTCCATTTTTATTTATTAGGTCAACTTATTAGCTAAATGCTTAATAGCAGCAGTTTGTAAAAGTTTACCATCATATCTTGCATATAACAAGAATCCTAATTCCATTTCATCCATAAAACGCTCACGCAATGGTACTAAAACATTGTTTGAAACTTGACGAATGATATATTTAGACCAATCACCAAAATAAACAATCTTTGCAGCAGTTGCCTGCGTTCCTGTCAAATCGTTATTTATATAGAAATTGTAACCCAATAATTTATCAGGAATACCGTCTCTTAATGATGGTTGAAATAAGGTTGTGTTACTATTATCTAAGTTTAGTTTTCTTACGGCACTTAAAATAGTATCATTCATCATAAACGCAGCCGATGGAGCGTTTCTGTAGTTCACGTCTACAGAGTGAATAAGGTCTACTAAGTTAGATGCAGTGAAAGCCGTTTGACTTGTAGATACGGCACCCTGAGTAGTGTTGGCAGCGAAACCTGTAGGTTTTCCAGAACCATCACCGGTAGTAAATGCAGTATTCAAGCCTCTACCTAAACGCTCACCTAGCATAATTGGTAATTCTGTGTTTAATAGACCAAATTCATCATTTGCCCATTCAACAGATACTTTTACCAATGTGTTAATCACGTGTGCAGCAAATGTTTCACGCGTAAAGGTCATATCCTGTACCGTAACCGCACCGCCTTCAGTGTGCCATGAACCAGTTGTACCAGTATCATTTACTTTTGGGTAGTACAAAGTACCTGCCTGCGGAGTAGAAATAATACGAGCAACCTGTAACATAGGGCCATAATAAGCCATAGTTTTTTCGAGCTCATTTGAGAATTGGTAAGGAATAACAAAACCACCAGCTAAACCACTTTCAGAAGTAGTAATAGTTGCGGTACCTCTCATTTCCGTTAACAACGCCCTATCTTTGCTAGATAGTTCTCTTTTGGCAATGGCTTTAATAAACGCTGCCTGATATTCAGGAGACTTTACAATCTCTCTTTTATCAGTTGGCAAAGCT